TAACGGGCAATACTTACACCTTTGATTTGCCGGAAGTTAAATTTAATTCGGCGGATATGCCCCTACAAAACGAACAAAGCCGCCTATTGACGATGAACATTCAAGCCCTTTATAATTCATCCGATGCGACTTCATTGGTCATTACAAAATCTTAAAAATACCAAGGCGGGCGGGAGCTAACCCCGCTTGCCATTTTTTTAACCAAACCCAACAAAGGAAAAAACTATGGATATTACAGCCTATGAAATCAAATCGGACTCTGTCCCTTGCCCAATCATTCACCCCGAAACAGGCGAAAAGACGTACATTGTTATTTTTGTTCAATCAACGGAATCCATCGAATTTAAAAAAAGAATAATGGAAGAAGCCCGAAAAGATATGCAAGCGGGTAAAAAGTTGGATGATGGCGAAGTCACAATCCGCGCTTTGAAGCTGGTTTCCCGCGTTATTACAGGTTGGGAAGGAATCAAGAAAGACGGTAAAGTTTGGTCTTATAGCCAAAAAAACGCGGTTGCCTTGGTTGAAGGTTTTCCATGGATTGCGGCGCAAATTGAAGAATTTTCGGGGAAACGCCAAAATTTTTTCGTCGGATCAGGGAAGAAATAACAACGTATGCGAAATGGTATTTTGACCTTTACATAGAAAGAAAAGATAAAGGCAGAAAGATAGACCATTTCAAACAGGTTGAAAAAAGCGGGCGCGAAGTCCCTGAATTGATACCGCCGCCTTTTCCCGAAGAAGCCCGTTATATTTGGGAATTATGGGTTTCGATGCAAAATGAAAGGGATTGTTCATTTTCTATTCATGGATTAAAAGTTCGTGATATTATAGGCTTTGTCAATGCGTATGGGTTAAGCCTTAAACCATTTGAAATTGACCTTATTCGGGCAATAGATGGGGAATTTATAAAAGCAAATGGACATAGCTAATCTTCAAATTCGGGTTGATTCAACGGGCGCGACAAAATCTTATGAAGAATTGTCAAAACTTGAAAAGCAATCCATAAAAGGGTCATAATCATCGGCGCGAGTTTCGACAACGATGTCACCGCCCGCCGACCTGTTACCATGGCGCGAAACGTGGACTTGTCTATCCCCGCGAATTTCACCCGATTCAATCACTGATTTTCGCAAATTCAATGAATGCGTATTAATTGGGATTTGTATCATTGCGGGCGACGCTGGAGTCACGCCGAAGGTCACTTCGGGAACGTAACAAAATCTTGATCGTGAACCTTGGGTAAATGACATTTTTTGGACTCCTTAAAAATTAAATAAAGCTATAAAATGATACGGTAACAGGGACAAAATACCAAGGCGAATCTTGAATCCCCCCGATTCTTTCCGAAAATCTTATTCGAATTTGATGACCTGATTCGGTTATCGTGTCGCCATAAGCAAAGTTGTCTTGAATCAGTTGCGCTAGATCATCGGCCTGTTTTGGCCCCCCTGAATTGTCTTGGGAACGAACAAAGCAATCAATCAAGAAAATTCCTTCATGTTTGATTTGGGAATTGACGCCAACCGAAGACGGCCTTTGGGCAACAATCTCGACTTTTGCCCGAATCCATTTGTCCATTTGCGACGGGTCAAAGGCCGTGTTTTCCCATGCAATATTATTGACGCCCGCCGTTTGTGGAAGGCCGACGATTGCATCAAGGCGTTTTTCAAGGGCTTTTCGAATGGGTGTGAAGTCGGTCATTTATTTGTTTATCCTGTTTAAAGTATCTTGGGCGATAATCTTCGCGCGGGCAAGGGTTCGGCGAACAAAAGCGCGTCCCGACATTCTAGCCGTTCCAAATTCAACAAATATTCCATATTTTGCGTTGTTCGTATGATAAACCGTGTCTGTCACTTTTGCGCCAGCAAGAACCAATGAAACCGAAGCCGAATTTTTCCCATTGGCAGGGCTTGAATCGGGGGCGTTTAATCGCGCCGACCAAGAGCCGCGAAGGTTTCCTGTCTTGACGGGGGTCGCTTCTTGGACTTCACGCGCAAGGTCTTGATTAAATTCCCGATAGAATTTTTCGGTATTTTTGCCCGCTTTCTTCACAAATTCGGCGATTTGAAGGGAAAATTCGGCGGCCATGGTGTTTTTACCCTCTTATTTGGCAAATATAGGCGACTGTTTCGCCCTTTTGTTCGATGATTCGCGCGTTTATGATTTGATATTCCCTGTTATCCACTATCAAAATGTCTGTTATTTGCGGCGCAACAACCAATCCCTTTGATTTTATGACTGCCTTTCTGTCACCCATTTTCACAAGGGAATCTTCGCGGCGGTCGTCACGATAATTTAAAAGGAACCCTTTTACCGAATGTTCGACACTGGTTATCGTTGCCGAAGATGTTGAAGGCGAATAAGACCCCGAAGAAACGCGCCGTAAAGTCATGGCGCGGCCTTCATCATCAATCAAAAGCGCAACATCATCTTCTAAGGCCATGTCTTGCCACTCCTAGAGCGTTGGGGCGGGTTGTCGAACATACCTTGATAATTCTCGCTTTGTGGTATTGACAGGTGTAAACACCGACGATAGAATGACTACAGACGCGGACGATTGAGCCGCGAAAAACACAAGGAGAAAAAAGATGACAACGCAAAACGGATACTTTGTGCAGGAAATCGACACCGACCTTGCATCACGTGGATTTGGTGAACTCGGACAGTTCACGATACTCGATCAGGGTAACGAAGTTCCCGACGAGTTTTCGGGCTGCGGGCCGAATCTCGCGAGCAGCTTGGAGAGGTGGCAGCCGGGGCCGCAGGTGATCGGTTCTGCCGCCGCTGCTGGACAGCAGCGATGGATATGATCTGCGTCCCTTCGATGGGCGATGACATTCGTAAAACCACAACGTGCGCACCTCCATCTAGTGTAATTGCCAGCCTCAATAATTACTACATCACAATTCACAGCGACGTTAGTGCGCAAGTTGTCCCGGTATAGGCGCAAGAAGCGTTGTCGAAATACCCAAGCTGCGGGCCGCAATTGCCACTGCCTGATGTTTTCACAGGAATGTTAAGTGCGGAGAACGTCGTGCAATCAGGAGCTGTTGCCCCGAGGTCTTTTTCAAACAGTATGTATTGCAATGGGCTGAGCAATCTAACGCACACGTAATATGTTCCGCCGGAAATAAGAAAATCTATCGTCAAGCCGTAATCCCCAAAACCTGGATTGCATAGTAGCGTTGCGTTGCCCCAGGAAAAAGTACAGGCAGTCCCAGGCACTGGAATGTCAATATAATAGGTTGCGTTATAGTTAGCACAGCATGCCGGGAAAGAGAAGCCGGCAATGTCAATCTGAAATTGTGCCGGAAGTACACCATCAAGACAGCTTTCGCAGGTAGCAGTCTCGCAGCACATGCACCGCGCCACGATGCCGAGCAGCGGCAGCAGCAACAGCGATAGCCAGAGGTCGCTCATCAGCACGTCAGCAGAGCCACGTAGGGCTGCCCATTGAGATAAGTCACCGTCACCCAGTCGCCGCTGGCAATCGCCGTAGTGCGGTTGTAGCAGCCGGTAATCTCGACCGTTGAATTTGTTTCGCTGCCAGCCGTGCCGATCCAAATATCCACCGTGCCGCTGGCTGCTACGGCAATCGCGCCGTCGGCCTTGCCGAGATACGCCGCCACCGGCTCCGGCTCCACCAGCATGATCTTATTCGTCGTGTCCGTAATGCCGAGCACGCGAAAGCCTGAATAACTTTTCGAGAGCGTGAATTGTGCCGGTTTCGGACCCCAGGTTTCGCCGATGGCTGGCGTGCCGGTGTCGTACTTGACTTCGACCTTCCCGACCGTGGTGGCGAGTCCGTATTGACTCGATGCCACGTCCACCGGCGACGTAATCGCATACGTCCGCAAGAATGTCGTGCTTGGCTTTGCACCAACCAGGTGCAGCGACTTCAGGTTGTCGGCTTCGGACGAGGCAATCCCAATCACACTGTAGCCGGGGACCGTCTCGCCCGCATTGTTGCGAAATGGGAGCCACTCGCCGCTATAGCCGCCAGCAGTACCGCCGCCGCCGCTGGGATTCGCAATCGTGTGCTCAATCCGACGCACAGCCGCGATGACGCGCTTAAGTCCTGGTTCGTCAAACGCATACGCCTTCGCCATTACTGATATTGCTCAGAGTAGGTGTAGCTGGACAGCAGCCCCTTGAAAAAGTTAGCCGTTGAGCCTGTCACCGTGATGACCGTCCGCAGAATATCGCCGTCCGACAATGCCGCCACGCTGATCGTCCCGGCCCTCGCGGTTCTCGCGGAGTCGGATGATGCAAAAGAAATCGGAGCGCTGAGAATCGAAACGTAAGTGGTTGATGCCGTGCATTTTTGCAAGTCCAGGTAGCAGAGCTGCGTCGTGGCGGATGCCACCGTATGCACCACCGCCTCGAATCGCAAACTCTGTCCGGTCGTGCCGCCGACGATATGCAGCAACTCTGAACTCGTGGCAGCCACGGTAGATGCCTCGTCGAAATGTTGCGTATCAATCGACTGGTGCCGCTCAAGTTTGCTCGCCGAAATCGCCGCCGACGCAGACACGTCCGCGTTGACCACGGTGCCGTCCGGGATCGAAAGTGATCCGCCGTTGATGTTCCCGGTAACGTAAATGTCCCCTTCGATGCGTGATGGAATTGCCATGCGAAAAACTCCTATAGTTGCAACGCGCCAAAGGCACGTTTTGGATAGACTGGAAAAACGACGTAGTTCGGCGTATCCGTCGGACCTGCGACGAGTCCGGTCGCTAAGAGCTTGTGCGGCTTGTCGCTTTTCGGGTTGATTCGGTACTTTGTCGCCGCGCTATTCGCTGTCTTGTAAGCGTTAAGCCCCTCCTTGAGCAACGCAACGTCCCACGGCGGATCGCCCGATGGTGCCGGTTCGCGGAAGTGGAATTCGTACCGCACGGAATAAAACGAGTAGCCGTTTTCGTACTGGATTTCGCCGCTCGAAATCGTCCCCATCTTCACCGCACCAGCCGGCGCTCCGTAAAATGAATCGGTATTCACCGCATCCTTGTACGCTACTGCGGTGGCGATGATGCTCGTTAAATCTGACTCGTTTCGCACGGCCACAAGAATCGGCCGGCTGTCGTCAATCTCCACAGGGTCGAACGGATCACCTACGGTATTGTC